CCTATGCTTGGTACAACAGAGAACGTCAACAAGGCAGTTGCGGAAGCTGCGGAAACACTATATGCCCGACACGTTATCAAGCCACGACTAGACCGTATCAAGCAGGCTCTCAATCACGACTTCCTACCTCTCTTCGGAACTTCCGCTGAGGGTCTGGAATTTGACTACGAGAACCCTGTACCCGATGACCGTCAGGCTGACAACGAACAGCTTGCAGCACGAACTGAAGCTGCAACAAAGCTAGTAGCAGCAGGCTGGGATGACAAGGATGTTCTTCTGGCTGTTGGTCTACCGCCTATGAAGTTCAAGAAGCCGGAACCCGTTGCACCTGCATCTGCTGGTGCCGTACCTGGAAAGGAGGACAAGCCAGATGCTGGAACGCCCTCTGAGGACAGTCCGTCCCAAAGCCAAGATGACGGACAAGAGTGACTGGTACAAGATCAAAAACTTGTCTGGCAATAAGTCAGCCGAGGTGACAATCTACGACGAGATTGGGCAGTTTGGAATTACTGCCCATGACTTCGTGAATGACATCCAGTCAATTTCATGCGAAACCATGACCGTTCACTTGAACACCCCAGGAGGGGATGTTTTTGACGGTCTGACAATCTACAACGCACTGAAGCAGCACCCTGCCGAGGTGACTGTTGTAGTAGATGGCCTGGCTGCCTCTATTGGTTCTGTCATTGCTATGGCAGGTGACCGGGTGGTTATGGCCAAAACAGCTACTATGATGATCCACGATGCGTGGACTGTTGGTCTCGGTAATGCCGCAGATATGCGCAAGACCGCAGATCTACTTGACAAGACTTCAGACAACCTGGCCCGTGTTTACGCGGAACGTACAGGTACCGAGTCTGAGGACTGGCGCACCAAGATGCGCGAAGAAACTTGGTTCTCTGCTGACGAGGCAGTTGAAGCAGGGTTAGCGGATGAGGTTCAGAGTTCTGGCAAGAAGGTTCAGAACAAGTTTGACCTATCCAACTACGGTTATGACAAGGCTCCTGAGTCTGTGGTCGAAACCGAAGCCGAAGTACAGACAGAACCTGAGCCTGAATTTGAATGGGACTCAGAACTAATTCGCAACGCTCTGGAAGGAGCATTTAATGTCTAAGATTAACATTCCTACGACTCCGGATGAGCTGAAGGAGTTCATGAATGACTCCCGAAATGTCCAGGAAGTCATGAAGAATGGGCAGTTCAATGAGGTTGTTGAGGCTTATGCCAAGAACGCCCAGAAGAAGGACGCTGCCCTAGGTGAGCAGGTACGTGAGCAGGTTCAGCAGGAGCTTGCCAACTACCTAAAGGCTCAGGGTCAGGACGTAGACCGTATCGACGTGTCCAACCTCTCCGCCGGTAATGCCCTTTACAACAAGGCTGCTGCCGGTGCCAAGGTTGAGGAGTACAGCGATGCGGCTGACTACTTCAAGACCATTTGGCATAACACCTACCAGAGTGACCAGGTTCGTGCGCGTGTTCAGAAGCTTCGTGCTGCTGCATCCACAACCGATCCTGCCGGTGGTGGATTCCTCGTTCCCGAGTCTCTACGTTCTGAGCTTCAGCGCGTAAGCCTTGAGAACAGCGTGGTTCGTCCCCGTGCCCGTGTCATCCCTATGGAGACAAGTCGTGTTGGTTTCCCGGCCGTTGACTCCACTTCAAACGTTTCTTCCGTTCATGGTGGAATCGTTGGTTACTGGAAGGCTGAGGCTGCGTCTCTCGAAGAGAGCAACGCCAGCTTCTCCGAGATTGTTCTCGATGCCTCCAAGCTGACCACTTACACAACTGTCAACAACGAGCTGCTTTCTGACTCTGGCATCAGCTTCAACGCCTTCGTAAACCAGGCGTTCCCCGAGGCTCTTGCTTACTACGAGGACGACGCCTTCCTTAACGGTAACGGTGTCGGCCAGCCTCTCGGTGTTTACAACGCACCTGGTGCAATCGCCGTTTCCCGTGGCACTACAAGCGAGGTCAACTTCGCGGATGTTGTCAACATGTACGTTCGTATGCTTCCTTCAAGCATCAACCGTGCAGTCTGGGTTGTCTCTCCTGCGGTTGTCGCCCAGCTCCTACAGATGACAATGTCTGGCTCTGACTCAGCTCTATGGCTGAACAACCAGCAGGCCATCAACGGTCCGGTCTTCACCCTGATGGGTCGTCCGGTCATCGTTACCGAGAAGGCCCCGAACCTGGGTTCTGCCGGTGACATCGCGTTCATCGACTTTGGTATGTACCTCATCGGTGACCGTCAGGTCATGACTGCTTCTTCTAGCCCCCACTACAAGTTCCAGACTGACCAGACCGCCTTCAAGATCACGACCCGTGTAGACGGTCGTCCTTGGCTTCAGAGTGCCATCACTCCGAAGAACAACGGTTCTACCCTGTCTCCTTACGTCAAGCTTGCTGCGTAATTAGACTCCGGGAGGGGTTAGGCAATAAACCCCCTAACCCCTCCTACATCTCACAAGCAATCAACCCCTTAAAAGATTGGAGCCTATAATGGCTAAGGAAGGTCTAGGCAACTACTTCGACGTATCTGTTGGTGCGTCACCTGCGGATCTCACATCCGCTGCAACTACTGGCAACCGTGTGTCTCTGAAGAACGCTGCTGGTTGCACCATCCTCTTCTTCAAGACTGCCGGTACTGCGGGCGATGACCCCACCGTCACTCTTAAGGAGCACACTGCTGCAACTGGTGGTACATCCCAGTCTCTTGCAGCTATCGACAAGGTTTACGTCAAGTCTGAGACATCTCTAGACGGTGACGAGACCTGGACCAAGGTTACTCAGGCCGCTGGTTCTACTTACACTGATGCAACTTCTGCTGAGGTTCAGGCAGTTTGGGCCATCGAGGTAGACGCTGACAAGCTGTCAGATGGTTATGGCTACATCTCCCTCGATGTAAGTGACGCCGGTACCAACGCTGGTCAGTATGGCTGTGTCCTCTACGTCCTACACGGACTAAAGGTCAAGCGTGCCCCCGCTAACCTAGTTGCTCCTCTGAGCTAATGTCGGAAAATCTGAATGAGTCCGCACTACGGGGCGGACTCTTTTCAGAAGGAGCTACGATCATGTCTGACGAAATCAGAGAATTACGGGACGAGATCCGAAACTTACGAGATGTCATTATTCGTGTAGAAACCCTTATGGGTACCATGCCTGAAAAGCTGTCAGATCATGAGGTAAGGATTCGTCAACTGGAGAAAGGCAAGTGGCCCCTACCCAAGCTGACCGTGATGATTTCACTGGTAGGGCTGGTAGCAGCAATTATCTTGCCATTTTGGATTTAAAGGAGCGTATAATGTCCTATAACCACCTTTTGAGCATGGTCAAGGCGGAGAGGGAGTCCGAACGACTTCAGTACTCTCAGACTCCTGTCTACTGCCCAAACGATGGCACCACGTTAGAACGTGGGCCACACAACGAACTTCACTGCCCATTTGATGGGTGGATCTGGGATGGTTCCCCAGGTATTGGTGCGTAACAATTTAATTACTCAATGACCTGGGGTCCGAGGACCCCTAGACCAGAAAGCGAGGTGAAGGCAATGGGTGTTTGGTATGTGACCAGGGAAGAAGTAAAAGCTGCCCTGGACTTCAAGTATTCAGCGCAAAGTGATGCGTTGATTGACCGTGCGATCGAGTCTGCCTCACGCGCGGTGGAAGGACTTACCCATCGCCGGTTCTACCCGGAAACAGACACTCGTTACTTCCCCTGGCCTGACCGTAACTCCTCTAACAATCCGTGGAGGCTTTGGTTAGACGCCGATGAGGTAATCAGTGTTGAAACACTGTCAGCCGGTGGCGTTACCATTGCCGCCACGGATTTTTTCTTGGAACCTATTAACTCGGGACCTCCGTATACCCGTATAGAGATTGACTTGTCATCAGGTTCCAGTTTTTCTGCCAATGCAGGAACACACCAGAGGGCAGTTGAGGTAACCGGTCTGTTCGGCTACTCCAATGAGGAGAGTTATGCAGGTACTCTTCTCAACGGTATCAACACAACAGATGAGGCTATTAATCTACCTGACACTGCGTTAGTAGGTGTAGGACATGTCATTCGTATCGGAGACGAGAGGATGATTGTCCAGGAGCGCCGTATGCGAGACAGCAACCAGAATCTACAGACTGCCCTCACTGCTCAGCAGAACAACACTCTGGTGGCCGTTGAGGATGGTACTGACTGGTATAAGGGTGAGGTAATCCTGCTGGATGCTGAGCGTATGTTGATTACAGATGTAGTGGGAAACAACCTTATAGTCAAGAGGGCTTGGGATGGCACAGTGCTAGCTGCCCATACGGGTAGTGATATCTACGCTCTCGGTACCTACAGTGTTATTCGTGGTGCCCTCGGTACTACAGCAACATCCCACTCAGCCAACGATACCGTTTACCGCTGGGATGTTCCCGGACTAGTAAAGGAATGTGCCTTGGCCGAAGCCATCAACAACATGGAGCAGGCTAACTCAGCTTATGCCCGTGTAGTTGGGCAGGAGAGTAACCAGGTAGAGTTTCGTGGACGTGGCCTAGAAGGTATACGACATGTGACTAAGGAAACGTACGGTCGTAAGGCCAGGATTCGAGGTATCTAATGCCTCGTATTGAAATCAACACACACGGTGCGCTATTCAGCGAACCTCGCCAGAGGCGCATCGTGGATAACCTCTGCAAGGAGGTAGAACAGGAAACAGCGGAGTGGGCGGAGAACCGAGTGCACGAAATGTTACATGAAGTTCTACGCCATCCCACGGGTTATTACGAATCCAAGATTCAGACCGACCGGACTACTACCGGATGGGAAGTCAATGACGGAGGCGTAATTTACGGACCCTGGCTAGAAGGTACGGGAAGCCGTAACAATACTACCAGGTTCAAGGGTTACCACACCTTTCGTACAGTGGCCCAGGAAGTTGAACAGAGATCAGACGGCATCGCAGAAGATGTCTTAGACAGAGGATTGTGGAGGTTGTAATGGCTCTCAATGTAGACAACATAATGAGCAACATCGTATCCCACGCCATGTCTACGGGACACTTCGAGCGTGTCAATCTGCCCGAGCCCAAGAACGCACCGCCTAGCGGACTTTCTTGTGCGGTGTGGGTTGAACGTATGTCGATGATCAAAGGATCTGGCCTGTCGTCAGCTTCCGCTCTTCTTGAGTTCAACGTCCGTATCTACACAAACATGCTTCAGGAACCCCAAGATGCGATTGACCCTAACATGCTGTTAGCGGCTGACGCACTATACACAGCTTTCGCAGGTGACTTCGAGCTGGGAAGTGAAGCAAGATGTATCGACCTGCTTGGGCAGGAAGGTACACCCCTCTCAGCTCAGGCTGGGTACATCAGGCAAGACAACAAACTTTATCGGGTGTACACCATTGTACTTCCGGTTATCATCAACGACGTGTGGGAGGAGGCTTCCTAATGGCTAAACAATCAGGTTTGGGCGATAACTTCTACGTGGCAGGTTACGACCTGTCAGGTGACATCGCCGCAATCTCCAGTATTAGTGGTGGACCCGCTACTCTGGAAATGACAGGTATCAACAAGTTCGCCTTCGAGCGTATCGGTGGAAGGCGCGACGGTTCTATGGAGTTCTCCGCCTACTTCAACCCGAGTGATGACCAGGCACATGCCAGGTTGTCAGCTCTGCCTAGTTCAGATGTCATCTTGAGCTACCACCGAGGAACCGCCCTTGGCAACCCAGCGGCTGCTCTAGTGGCCAAGCAGCTCAATTACGACGGAAGTCTGGACGATGATGGAGGCTTCAAGTTCTCTGTTACCGCACAGGCCAACAGCTACGGAGTTGAATGGGGTGTTCAGGGAACTGCGGGCATCCGCAATGACTCTGAAGGTACATCAGGATCGTCGGTAGACGGTGGAGCTGCGTCCAGTTTTGGACTACAGGCTTACTTGCAGGTGACAGGTTTCACCGGTACTGATGCCACTATCAAGCTACAGCAGTCTTCAGACGACGGAGATACTGACGTTTGGGCTGATGTAACGGGTGGAACCTTTACTGAAGTATCAGGCATTACCAGTGAACGAATAGCTACGGCTGATGACTTGGCAGTGGAACGTTATCTACGGGTAGTCAGTTCAGGCACATTCACGGATCTATCGTTCGCTGTAATCATCTGCCGTAACCTAACAGCTACCAAGTTCTAAGGACCAATCAAATGTCCAACTTCACCCCGAGGCTCCCGGCCTCAGACTACAAGACGTATCAGATCCTACAGCCTAAGGCTACTCACTGGCGCAAGGCCACATGTGAGGAAATCCGTTGTGCTGCGGGAGAGAACGGCTGGAGGTCTGTTATTGATGAGAGTACTGAACTAGGGCAGCGTCAGGCATACTATATTCGCAAGCAGTCAGGCAGGAAGTTCTCTGAAGAGAAGTTACCTAACGGGCTAACACAATTTTCGTTCCCTTCTGGACAGAACTGTTTCGCAGACCACCAGGAGCGGATCGAAGACCGTCCCGAGCTGTACTTCGTAAAGGGCGGCGACAAGCGTGGGAATCCTCGCGGTACTCCCACACGACAGCACACAAAGGCTGAGTTCTGGGTGGAAGATTTCCAGGAAAACCAGGACAAGCTACGTTCTCATATTGAGAAAGGATAACTAGAATGGCTAAGGAAAGCGGCCTCGGCTGGAGTACGTGCTCTGTCGATGACAGTTCAGGTACCGCCAAGGACATCAAGAATGACATTACTTCCCTGGAGTTCGCTACCCCGCGTGCCGTCCAGGAAGTAACTGGTATTGACAAGAATGCTATGGAGCGTATTCTGCTTCTGGCTGACTTCTCTATTACCCTCAATGGTGTCTTCAATGACGCCACGGGCATGTCTCACGACGTGTTCAAGACTGTACCTTCAACTTCCGTTGCTCGTACGGTTTCTCTCACTGTTTCAGGTCAGAGCCTGAACAACGAGTGTCTGTTCACCGATTATCCACTGTCTCGTGGTGACGACGGTGCACTTACCTTCGCAGTTGAAGGTGTGCTTTCCGACGGTACCGTTCCGACTTGGACCTAATCAAACCGTGATGGGGCATCAATTGCCCCATCACACCCACATACTTAGGAGATTAAAATGGGATACAAGCGTCCAGTAAAGACGTACAACTTGATTTTCGAGGATGAGGAGTTCAATGGCCTAGAGGTCCAGACACGCTCTCTCCCTCTTGGGCAGTTCATGAACGTCATGAACCTGGCTGATGCTGCCAACGGACAGGGTTCTGCTAATGATACCCTCAAGGCCGTTGGTGATCTGTTTGAGAACTTCGCTACCGCGCTGATCTCGTGGAACCTGGAGAACGAAGACGGATCTCCAGTGCCTGCGGACATAGATGGTATCAAGTCTCAGGACATGGAATTCATTCTGGCTATCGTGCGAGCATGGCTTGAGGCTGTGTCCAGTGTGAATGCCCCTTTAGGCGAAGGCTCAACCGGTGGAGGGACTTCCCAGGTGCCATCGATTCCGATGGAAACTGCGTAACCAAGCCGCTTGAACTAACCAATGCAGAGACCATCCTTGGTCTGTGCGAACAATTCCACGTTCTCCCTTCACAGTTGATGGAGGAGGACGTGGAACTGCTACAACTACTCAAGATACGACACGAGGGCACACCCGAGACCCAGGAAGGAGCATAACCTATGTCCAGCGTTACAATTCGTATCCGTGCACGAAACGATTCTGACGCAGCGTTCGCTGCCGCCCGTGGAAATGTGAAGCTGCTAAAAGGTGCTCTGATGGGTCTCGGACCCGCTATTGTACCTATTACTGCTGCTGCTACTGTTGCTCTAGGCAACATGGTTAGTGCCCTTGGTGGGGCAGCAACTGCTGCTGGAGTTTTCGGCGCTGCGGTAATACCTCAAGCCCAGTCCATCAAGAAGGTGTCTGACGCCCAGTCTGCTTACAACGAAGCTGTAAGGAAATTCGGTAAGAATTCTGATCAGGCTAAGCAGGCTTTGGCGGATTACAAAAACCAGTTGGATGCCATGCCGAAGGCAACTCAGGATACGGCCAAAGAGTTTATTGGTCTCAAGGATGACTTCAAAAAGTGGTCGGACGCTCTGGCGGACAACACCATGCCCATCTTCACTGAAGGTCTTGAGATCCTGCGGGACATCCTTCCCACTCTTACCCCATTGGTTGAAGGTGCGTCAAAGGTCTTCAAGGGCTTGATGGATGAACTGAAGAAGAAGGTAGAGTCTGACAAGTTCAAAGACTTCATGGAGGACATGACAGACTGGGCTCTGAATGGTCTCCAGGATACAGTTGACGGCATCAAAAAGCTCGCCGGGTATGCTAAGGAGTTCATAACCAGTGACGGGCTTAAGAGCTTTATCCAGATGGGTAAGGATGACGGGCCGAAGGTTGCCGGAGTATTTGAGGACTTGGCAGAGTTCATGGGTAAGTTCGTGGACGCTGCGGGTCCTCTAGCCGGTCTCTCCTTGGACGTGCTAAGTATTCTTGCCGATGCGCTCAACTCGATCCCCAAGGATGTACTGGAGATTCTGGCACCTACTATCCTGGCGGTTGCTGCGGGTCTGAAGGTACTTGCTATCGCAGAGGCCATCTATGCCGGTGCTCAGTGGCTGGCTCACGCTGCGTTGGAAGGATTCCCGCTGACTTGGATTGTCGGTGCGATTGTGGCGGTCATCGCCATCATCGTTCTGATTGCTACCAAGACAACTTGGTTCCAGACTATTTGGAAGTATGTCTGGGGCTTCGTCAAGGACTTGGTGATGGATGTCTGGAACAACTTCCTCAAGCCTACCTTTGATGCTCTGGTTTGGTTCTTCACAGTGGCTATCCCCAATGCCGCTAATGCTGTGTGGAATGCCATCAAGACTGCGTGGAACTGGATCAAGGACAAGGTAGGTGCGGTATGGCAGTGGATTCGTGACAAGGTTCTCAACCCTATCAAGACTTTCTTCACCGAGACCATCCCCAATGCAGTAACAACCCTCAAGGACAAGGTTGTTGACGGCTGGACCCGCATCTACAGGTGGATCAAGGGCAAGGCAACGGACATCAAGGACTGGGTAGTTGACAAGTTCGATGCCATCGTTGACTTCGTTCGTGACCTGCCCGGTAAGATCTCTCGTGCTGCTAGCGGTCTGTTCAACGGAATCAAGAACGCCTTCAAGGGTGCGGTCAACTGGATCATCGGTAAGTGGGAGAACCTGTCCCTCGGGTTCAACGGTATTCACATCAAGATCCCGTTTGCCCCGGATATCAACATCCCTGGCTTCCACCTACGTACCCCTAACATCCCATATCTTGCCAAGGGTGGTATTAAGGGTAGGTCAGGTCTGGCTATGGTTGGTGAAGCTGGACAGGAGCTTGTCTCACTGCCCAGTGGTTCCCATGTTCGTCCGCACGCAAACAGCCAACTACGATCTGGTGGGGGATCAGCTCCCTTCGTCGTAGTCTTGCAGGTTGGTGACAAGAAGCT